CTTATAATCAATAAAACGCATGCCCTTAGTTAATTTCCGGTGCAGGTTATGTAAGGCCCGGTTACGAACTCTAACAATAGATCTATCATTACCAAACACTTCTAAGAAACGTAAAAACCACTTAGGGCATAGTTTATGCCTTCCTTCATAATCCATTGCTAACACTAAAGGAAGCAATGCTTTAAAGTATGGGCCGTCCTCATTGTAAGGCACTGAACCTAAGTAGCTATACTTCTCATGAAAGTCTTTAGGGAAGAAAATGTAGCGTAGATCATCTAATTTAATACTACGGGTGTGAATCCTTCCTTTGCTGCGTCCTTTCCAAAAAAGGATAGAATATTTGAAATTATCCAGCCTCTCTTTGGTGGTTAGTGGTTTGTAGAATTTACTGTTTTTGTCTATTTTCATAATGGGTTATTTGAATTAATATACGATCCCCTTTATTTCCAGAGGGCTTGAATTAGAATAATTAGGAAGGAAAGTCCTATGCAGATTCCATTCTTGGTCGTGATGGTTTCACCTAAGAAGACGTGGGTCAGATAGGTAAAAACAAATATACCAACGGAGAACTGAATTAGACGATACGACCAAGCGCTGCCGAAAGAATCCATTCCATATTTTGCTGCAAACACGAAAGCAAAAGAGACAAAAGATCCAATGATTAAAATGTTAACCCATAGATTATTCCTCATCCACTCGAATCTAGCTTGAGCAAACTGCTGAAACCAGGCTCCAGATTGTCCAGCAATTATTAGAAGGACCGAAAGGAGTGCTCCTTTATTCATCGTCCAGCGGGGTCTCCTCTTCCGGAATCTCCTCTTGAACAGCATCCTCGGTTAAATTTTCTAGATACTGGAACTTGACTTCGGCTCTCTCCAAACTAGGACAGGACCAAGCCCACTTTCCAAAGTCCTCGTTGGCGGGGAAGATTTCCCTCTCGTTTAGTTGGATTCCAAAGACGACCTTGGGTTGGTCGACTTTAACCTTAAAGACCTCGTAGGCAACGATAAAATCGTCCTCCACGTCGGTCTGTTTGTAGATCATAGCTTTTTCTCCTCTTTTGACAAAGTCGTAGAAAAATCCTTTTCTTCTTATTCTTTCGGGTAGTAGTTCCATTAGTCGATTAGTTTTTGAATTTGGTAAAATAGAGACAGAAGAGAAACGACAGGATCTATAACTGCAATTCTCTGTGCTTGGTGAGAAGCAACCAGAACTACAACTGCAGGAATAATCTTGGTTTTATCGGGATGGTTCTTCACGATCCAGTTGATAAACTCTTCTCCCAGTGAGGTCATGACGTCATCCACCTTAGTTGAGTACTGGCCCACGATTGTCTGGTAGTTTTTAACAGGATCTTTAGATTCTACAATCATCTTGTACAAGTCCTCGTACGACCAATTGGCCTCCTTAACTTTGGACAAGTCGATCTTAGTGATTCCCTCGATGGTCCAAGACTGAATCCTGTTCAGTGCAGATCTAAAATCAGGGAAGTATTCTCTCTCGAATGCAACCAAAGACTCTTGGTCGATCGTGATTCCGAGCTTGCCCAGAATTAAATTAACTCTAGATCTCCACTCATCTTTAATCATCTCCTCCTCTTCAGGGTTGGATGGATCAAAGTTGATAACCTCGAATCTACTCTGGATGGCTTCTGGAACCTTATTGATCCAGTTGCACGTTGCCACGAATCTAGTGTTTCCTGCAAACTTCTCGATGGTTCCTCTCAGGGCTTTATAGAACTGATCGGATGCTCCGTCAAACTCATCTAGGATAACAACCTTCTTAGAAGATTTTCCGTCCAAGACTGAGATGTTAGAACAGAAGTCGTTGATCTTATTTCTGATGGTGTCCACCGAGCTCTCGTCGGAGACGTTGATGAAGATGTGGGGTAAGTCCTTAGCTAAAATCTTAGCTAAGGTAGTTTTTCCACATCCAGGAGAACCCGCCAAAAGGACGTTGTGGTTCAACCCTTTATTTTCAAAGAGAGACCTAATCCTCGGAGGGAGGATCATGTGTCTAATCTCTTTGGGTCTTAATTTTTCTGTTAATAGATCTTGGATCATAATCTTTAATTATAGTGTTCTGGGGACCGTTAGTTTCTGTTTTTAGAACATGCTAGACATATCATCTGGAAGATTCTTATCGCTTCTGATTTCGATGAAGCGGGGTAAGAATAAACTGCGTCCCCCAAACTTATCAGTGATGGTCTCGTTATACTGGACTGCTGTTATTCTGCCGATGAGATCGTCTGCGTTCTGACTCAGAGACTTTAGATCTGCATCAGTAAATCCAGATCCAATTCTAACTTCCAGAGTTCTGCTTGCGTCTGTGCAGATTAACCCTCCAATGTAGCCTTCTCTCTTGCCCTCTCCAGGGTACCATCCAACTACCTCAAGATCACAGTCCTGGATCTGCTTTAACTTCACCCAATTTCTGCTTCTCTTGCACTCGTAGACGTGGTCTGCACACTTGAGGATAACACCTTCTCCGCCCAGAGAAATTATCTGATCGTAGATTCCATGAACTTCTTCCATCGTGTCTGCCACCCACTGACGGGCGAGCTTAATCGAGCTGCTCGGGGGGAGAAATTCAAGAAGGGATTCTAAGTCCTGTCTTCTCTTGAGATAGGGGGTACTCCCCTTTCCAGACTCCAGAACCTCCGACTTTTCAACATCAAAGACGTTGAAGATAAATCCCTTGTCTATATCGTCAGGAGCAGTTCCCTTTAAAATCTGGGTGACCTTTCCAGAAACAGACTTTCGGTTTAGATCGGTGAGCTCCCCGTCGAAGAAGACGTCTTGGGAAGTCTCAGAATCACTAAGAACTTTAATTAGATCGGACTCGATCCCGGACAGTTTAGACTTGTCCAACTCGTTGAAAGCCCTCGTATAAAATTGGAATCCGCTCTTGTTTCCTTTGGCTATCACTCGAACCCCGTCGTACTTCTCTTCGCAGTAGATCTTATCCCACCCTACTATCTCCTTCTGATCGTCTGAAGCCAGCATTAAAGAAGGATCAGGAATTAGTTCTCTTCCCACCGTCTTGTTGATTAACTTGGCTCCAATTCCAATGTTCATCCTCTTGGTGAGAATCTTCATCAAAATAACCCTAAGGTTGATGTCTTCTGCAAGGTCTTCCTCCTTGATTGTGCAGTTGATGAGGTGATTTGCTCTGGCTCTAAGTGCGTCGTTTGCTGCAGGGGCTTTTTTTAGATCTTCTATTAAAGACTTGAAGGTCTCAAATCCAGGAAATTCCTCCTCAATAATCTCATTAGACATCTCCAATTTATGAAGCTTAGTCGTAATGAAAGGGTTAAAGCAGACGTCTAGAATGTAGAGCATCTCTTCCGATAGATTATCGGAAATTAATTTTTGTTTTTCTTTCTGTGATCCGTTCCCAGTTAGGGATTCAACGGCTAATAGGACTCTGAGTTCTTTTTTCATGTAGAGGATATCTTACATGAATATACGGTCTCAATTAGAGGGTGAATGCTTCACCTGCTGCTTCTCCTCCACCTTCTTTCTTGGCCTTCTCTGCTTCATCAGCTTCTTTCTCCTTGAACACCTTGTTCTTATCAAACTCGTCTTTAGTGAGGGGAAGGAATCTTCTGATCAAGAAATCTTTATCGAAATAGGGTTTTTCTTCCTCCCCGACTTTCATCTTGATTTCACCAACAGAAGTGATAAAGTCGGTTGCTTTAGTTAAATGTGCAAGATCTAACAGCTTCTGGAACTGATTTTCACTGTAGTATTCTAGACCTAAATCTGCTTTAAATTTACGGTCTTTAGAAAGTTCAGGGAAATCCAGACACATCTGAATGTACAGAGGCTTAACTACAATCTCCTGGAAGATCGATCTAAGTCTAATTAAGAACTTTTCGAATCTGATTTCGTCTCTTTCCAACTGATCTATCGAGATCTGATAGTTGGCAGGGGCTGCCCCTCTGCCTGCAAATCTTGCATAAGGAATCTTAGAATCTAGCTTCAGCTTATTGTAGAAGTAAATGACATTTTCCATGACGTTAAAGTCTGGACCATTGGCATTAAGAACATCGATCTGAGGGGAAACCCCATCCTTTTCAGGGAATAGATAGTTCTTGTAGAACTGGATTTTAGGTGTTCCGTTCACTAAAAGTTCTCCTGATGTGTCGTTGATAGAAACCTCTTCTTTATAGGAGGACATTAGCTGTCCCAAGGTCTGCATTGCTTTCTGCTGGGACTGGGACCCAACCGGGATGACAAACTTAAGTCTATATGAAGCGTTCATCACGTTCCAGATGACTCTGGTGTTCTCCATTACCCTCAGGATATTGTAGGATCTAATTAGTCTCTCCACGTAGCTGACTCTGGAAATAGCATTTCCCTTAGCGTATGAGATATAGATGATCTGCTCAGACTTTAGTCTTCTAGTAAGCTGATTGTCTTTAGGATACTGTATCCAGATCTGTTCAAAAGATCCATCCGGAGCTTTCTCTGTTGATGGCTGGAGTGAAGTTGGATCAAGTTCTTTGAACCCGACTATCTTCTTTCCGTCTGTAGAATAAACAATTTCAAATGCAAGAAATCCATCAATCAAGAACTGCTTAAATAGCTGCCAGGCAAGGTTGTTCTGCTGGAAGCCATACAGCATATAGATCGTCTTAAAATTCTCTTGGACCTTGTCCAGAATTGTATCCTTTAGATCTATATTGTTTAGAGCTGGATAGGCAAAGAAATTCTTATCGTCGTAGTTGATTGCTTCATCTGTGATTGTCTCTAGAATAAAATCAATCTCCCCGTTCAAAGAAAACTTTCTAAGAAAGTCCCTCTTACCAAGGTAGTCCTTGTCGAAGTAGGCGATATACTTTCTAATCTTGGTGTCCTGATACCCAAGGGTCCAGTAGAAAGCGCTGTCGTTGGTGAATCCTGTTCCCTCTTCGGTAAACATCTGGGATTCAGTCTCCCCAATAGCCTGTGAATTACGAATGACCATGTCTTCGTACTGCATCCCAAACTTGCCGATTCTACTTAAATTCTTGTAGACCTGGGTTAGGAACCTATTCTGTGGATTTGCGTCTAAAAAACCTGCCATTTCTTCTCTTTATCTTAGGTTGCTGGTGGTGCTGGGGCTGGAGCTGCTGCCGGTGCTGCTGGTGCTGCCCCTTCCGCTGGAGGTGCTCCCTCTTTTCCCTCTTTTTTCTTCTTCTCTTCGGCTTTTTTAACCGCTTCTGCGTTTGCCTTGATGTCGTCTGCACTTAGACCAAGATAGTTCTCCACCAAATAAGGAACCGAGAAGAATCCTCCTCCGGTGTCGTCAGTTAATGAAATTAACTTATCAACTGCTTCTTTCTTCTTCAGAATGATCTCCATCTCTTGGTTTCTCTTGAACGGGTTATCCGAAATAAAGTCCAAACCAAGCTGGGACTTAAACATGTAGTCTTTCTCAAGTTCAGGAAAATCCTTACACATCTGGATCCAGAGAGGCTTAACTAGAATGTCCTGGAAGGCTGTTCTCAGTCTATTGATGAACTTGGCAAATCTAATTTCTTGCTTATCGAGTCCTTCGGCTGCATTTGCATATTTTCCCATTGTTCCCCCGTCTGGGCCGGTAAATCTAGAATTTGGAACCTTGGATTCGTTGATCAGCTTATCGAAGAAGTATGCAAGAGGAGCAGGATCGTTTAAGTTAGGTCCTACATTGTTTAGAGGTTCGATGGTTGGTGTTCCATTTACTCCGGAAGGCATCAGATAGTTCTTAAAGAACTGCACCTTAGGTGATCCGTTCACGAAGAGTTCTCCACTCTGGTCGTTCAGGGAAACGTCCTCTTTATAGATGCTCATTAGTTCCCCTAGAGTCTGCATCCCCTTCTGTTGAGATCTAGTTCCGATTGGAACCGTCATCTTCATTCTGAATGAAGCATTCATCACAGACCAGATAACCCTCGTGTATTCGATAATTCTAAGGATATTATAGGGTCTAATCAGTCTTTCTGTATAGCTGACTCTAGAAACTGTATTTCCTTTTGCGTAGGAAATATAGATGATCTGCGAGTCATAGAGCATTCTCTTCTTTCTAGGATCCTTAAAATACTGCCACCAGACGTTTAAGTAGGTTCCGTCCATCTGCTTTTCCACAGAAGGCATCAGAGTCATAGCATCTAGCTCTTTAAAGCCAATGACGTTCTTTCCCTTATCGTCGTAGATAATCTCAAAAGCAACATATCCATCAACTAGAAACTGACGGAAATACTGCCAGGCAGTAATGTCATCAGTGAATCCGAACATGTCGTAGATTTTCTTATAGTTGTCGTTTAGCTTGTCAACAACTTTATCTTTTAGTCCGGTAAGATTCAAGAAAGCTGGATAGGCAAAGAAATTATGGGTGTCATAGGAAATTGCTTCATCGTTGACTGTGTCTAGTATAAATTCAATCTCTGGATTAAGTGAAAATTTTCTTAGGTAGTCTCTTTTCCCTTTGTAGTCTTTATCAAAATAAGACACATACTGCTTAGAGGTTGTATCTTGTCTGGCCAAGGCATAAAGCATGGTCTCGTCCTCGATCATTCCCCTCTTTAGGAAAGCAGCTTCGGTTTGACCTACTGCTTGGGAATTTTTAACCACCATGTCCCCGTAGTTCAGTCCAAAGTTGCTCAGATTCTTGACAGAATCTCGAATTCTCTGGAAGATGGGACTGCCCTGTGGATTATCTGTAAAACCTGCCATTTATGATTATCGTCTTTAAGTTATAGACCGAACTACTGTTTTAATTTCGACCTATAGTTAGTATATATCTCATTGACCGGAAGCCCCTGTACAGATGTGTATTTAACAAAGGGCAGTTTACACCAGTCGGTGTAGTCTACCCACTTGACGTTCTTCATAAATTGAAACTTGAATCCAGTAAAAGCAGCAGAATACCCGGTGTCTTTAAATAAAAAGGGAAGGTCTTTAGATGTTAGTCTAATCTCTTCTGGAGTTTCTCCTTTAGCAACTCTCTTCTGATTGGCCTCCATCGTGGGCTGAAATTTATCCCAGAAGTTCTGTAGGATCTCCAACCTTTGCTCAGGAGGGGTCAACGTTAAGTCGATAGACTTAAC